ACCATTAACTGCTAAGGGGTTTGTCCTAGACGTTCTGAAAGAGGCTTACTTTCGCAGAGCAAGAGACGAAAAGCTTGGAAGCACCAAAAGAATCACCCAAGAACTAGATATTTTACAATCAGTCATTAAAGACTTTCAGAAAACACTTCCAAATGAATCCACCGACACCTAAAAAAGCAGCCAAACGTGGTCGCCCTGCTAAGAAGACCATCATCATTGATGAGTCTTCATGCAGCCTTGACAGCCTTATCAATCAACAAATTGATGAGGATTTCATTGTTATGCGTGTTTGCAATAACCCGAGCTGGGTCATTGTGCGTATGGATGGGATGGCAGTTCCTGTAAAATGCTCCTCTCGCCTATCAAACAAACTTGTTGGCAAACGCATTAAAGTATGCTTAGTATCTGCTGACCCCGAGGATTATTACGAATACGCATCATGATCGAATTACTAGAACTAGAGGACGAGTCGCTTATTTACGCAGACAAAGAGCCGGATGTTAACGCTTTGACTGATGCGTATGATACATGCCTCATTGATCTTGAATACTATTTCGAGTCATGCTTGAGGTCTTACAATGACCGTCGCAATATCTGGGATGGCAAGTCTGACGATCTCCGCAAGAATGGAGCGAATGCGTTTCCATGGCAAGGTGCATCTGACCAAGAGGTTAATGTAGTTGGTGAACGGATTGACATGTATGTGTCTCTGTTTGACCAAGCTCTTCAGCGCAGTCATATCAAGGCGTTCCCAACGTCAATGGCTTCAATGCCACGAGCTTCTATGGTGTCGGCATTCCTTAAATGGATGCGCTCCACGTATATTCCTGACTTCAAAAACCAAATGGAGTTGGGTGCGAACTATTTGCTAGAGAAGGGGATTATGGTATCCTATGTCGGATGGAAGCGAGAAAAAAGGACATATTTGCAACAAGTAACCATCGAACAGATTGCCCAACAATCCCCTGATCTAGCGAACCTTATTATTGACGGAAACGATGACGAGATGCTTCTTGGATTGATCCAGCAAGCGTTTCCAGACCTGTCGAACAAACGCGCTAAGAAAGCGATCCGTGACATGCGGAAGACTGGGATGGCTGAAATCCCGCTTCCTCGCCAAACCGTTGATTGCCCAATTGTTTATTCGTGCGCCCCGGATGGAGAGGTCATCTTCCCACCGTATGTTTCAGATCCTCAACGCGCTCCTTATATCTTCTGGCGCACGTTCTTGACGGCTCAGGAGCTTGAGAAGAAAGTGACCAATGAGGGCTGGGACCGCAAATGGGTCGATCACGCTATCTCCAATCTGCGCGGCAAAGACTCAATGTATCTCGATGGAGAGAGCGTAAAAACCGTCACTCGTTTGCCAATTACTGACGACAATGATCTTGTAATGGTTGTGTATGGCTATCAACGCCTGATCGACGAGGAAGATGGTTCCGAGGGTATTTACTGCACCGTGTTCCACCCAACTACGGACGGCTACGCAAAGCATGAGCTTCTCAACGGATACGATGACTATCCATTCGTTGTGACCCGATTGGCTAATGACCAGAAGCGGATGTATGAAGTCCAGACGTTCTCTGATATTCTTCGTGGTCCACAGATGCAGATCAAGACTGAACGTGACAGCCGAATCGACCGTGCATCGCTGGCGACTTTGCCTCCACTAATGCACCCTGCTGGTCGCCCTCCATCTGATTGGGGTCCGGGGCGTCGTGTTCCGTATCGTCGTCTTGGAGAGATCGCTTGGGGGCCAGTTCCACAAATGGATCAAGGTTCCATCGAGTCTGAGATGTCCATGCGGTCGCAAGCGGATCGTGCTGTTGGATTGGATCTTACGAATCCACTTACTGCTGCACGTCAACAGTTCTACATTGGCAAGTTCCTAGATCATGTTCGCGATGTCCTAAACATGGCGTGGAAGCTGTATCAGCGCATGGGGCCAGACGAAGTATTCTTCCAAGTCACTGGAAACCCTAATCCTCAGACGATGACGAAGGGTAGTCCTGACGAAAACTTCAGCATAACGGTTTCGTTCGACTCGTTGGCAACTGATCCAGAAACCGCTGAGACGCAACTAAAGAACATGGTGTCGCTCGTCCAACTTGATCGAAATGGAATCATGGATGTCAACAAGCTACTTGAGTTCACGGCATCGAGCATCAACCCAATCTTCGCGGACTATGTGCTGCAACCAGTTGAAGAAGCCCAGCAAAAGGTCGCCAAGAACGTCACTGACGACCTCGCTAAGATCTTCGCTGGTATCGAGGTTCCGGCACAACCAAACGGCGCACAGATCGCCATGCAGATGGTTCAAGCCTACGTCCAGCAGCCTGACATCATGCAACGCGCTCAGTCTGACGAAGCCTTTGGTGGACGCCTCCAGAAGTATATGCAGCAATACCAGTTCCAAATGCAGCAAATGCAGAACGCTGAAATCGGCAAAATCGGAACAAATCCAGCACAGATGGGCGGAGTAACAACGCAAGGAATGCAACAGTAATTCTAATAAATAATAATATGCCAAATAAACTGAAACGTGAATACGAAATAGTCAAAAAGTCAATTCAAGACTTCAACAAGATGACGCCTGAACAAAAGTTTTCGGAAGGAAAGCTGCAAAAAGCATTATCATTCAATCCTATTGATAAAGAACTTATCAATAAAGGTAGGCGTATGGACCTTGAGCAGCGAGTAGATAAAGAAACAAGAAACAATAAGAACAAAGAGCGAGGCACACAGTCGTCGTCAGTTCGGGTCCCATTAAAGTAAAATGGAAAAGCGATTCAAAAAAGTCGTCACCAACCCGGCTACTGGTCGCAAGAAGACCGTCAAGTATGGGCAAGCGGGTAAAGCCGCTGACGGTGGTGACAGAATTCGTCCCGGCACGGCTAAAGGCGATGCGTATTGTGCTCGCAGTGCCAAGATCAAGGGTGACTGGAAGTCTGATCCTAACTCGCCAAACAACCTATCGAGGCGCAAGTGGAAGTGCAGCGGAAGCAAATCAATGAAATAACCTTATGAAAAGCAAAACAAATGGCTGCGGCCACAAGGAAGAAAAAGAATACGGCAAAGGCAAAAAAGGCAAAGGATACGTCGAGATTGAAATTAAGATGGGACGCATGCCGAAGAAGAAAGCTAAACGCAAGTAGTCCATGAAAAAGCCTAAAACAAAAGCAGCCAAGCAAGCTAAGATTGCAAAGGTTATGGGTGAATACAAGGCTGGAACGCTACACGCTGGCGTTAATCCTAAAGGCCCAAAGAAAGCCCCCCTAGCTAAGAGCCGCGCTCAAGCAACTGCAATTGCTATGAGCCAAGCAGGAATGTCTAAACGTAAATAACATATATGACCCCATTACCAAAACCAACTATTCAGCAAGCAGTAGAATCGCTTTATGACCGTGACGAGTTCAAGGCGATTGTGCAATTCATCCGTGACGAGCGTGAGAGGTTCTTTACCGATCTGCGCCAATGTGTTGAGACTAATGAAGTTATGAAGATCGTAGGAAGCGTTTCTACGCTAGACGAACTACTGTCATTGCTTACGGTTGAAAACAGTTGACACGTATTTCACCTTGGTGTTTTAATCGCCGTGCGCTGGTGAATGTCTGACCACTGTAGTTAGCGCGTGTTTTGTTGGTTGTGTTGTCATTGAGGTCGCAGGGTTTTCGTTTTCCCTGCGGCCTCTTTTTTTGTGTCGATTTTCATACCTTACTAAATTGCTTGACATACTAATGATTTAATGCTTGATTCTTCACGAACACGCATCGCCGAGCGTAAATGGCGTTTTAGATAAACATTATGAGTAATCCAGAAGCTACCGCCGAAGCTATTGAATCGGTGTCTAATTTGTCATTCGAGGAGCTTGTAGCTCAACGTGTGGCCCGACAAACCTCTCCAGAGGAAGAACCTGAAGAAGAGTCTGAGGATTCTCCTGAAGCTGACGAAGATCCTGCCAGTCCAGAAGACGAGGAGTCGCCAGAATCAGAAGATGAATCCGATGATGAATCTGATGAAGAAGCCGAAGAAGAGTCCGAAATTGACCTGCTGTCTCTTACGACTGAGCAGATTCAATCTTTAGCCAAAAAAGGTAAAAGCCGATTGTTGCAACGTATCGGTGAGCTAACCGCTCAGAAAAAAGCCTTGGAGGAGAAGATTCAATCGCAACCTCAGCCGCAAGCCAAGAGCATCCCGCAAGACGAGAATCCATTCCGTGAAGTCACTTCGTTTGAAGAACTAAAGGGAAAGTATGACGAACTTGAACGGACGCTTGAAACTACTGATGAAATCCTAGAGGAACATGAAGATTATGGTCCTGACGACATCATCGTAGTTGGCGATAAAGAGTTCAGCAAAAAGCAAATTCGGAAAGCAAACCGTAATGCAAAGGATGCGC